GAAGCCAGGCGCAGGCGCGTGGCGCGTCCCTACGACGTTGCCGTCCTCGTCCTTGACCTGCACTTCAACAGCTGCACCAACAGCTGTCAGCGCGCTCCACAGAGCCGCTTCTGATTCTGCTTTGAGATAATAGTCCATGATGATTCCTTATTGCGTTACAGCGTTAAGTTCAGTTTGCGTGAGCGCGCGGTTCCAAAAAGCGAGTTTTTTGAGATGCCCATTCAGGTACAAAGACCCGCCTTTGCGCTGCCCGATCATCAACTGATTGGCACCAATCGAAATAGATTGGTTTGCAACTGATGCTCCAGATACGCCAGCAACCCCGCCGAGGGTCGCGGTTTTCGACCCGGAACCGGCAACCTTGATAAAGGTATTGGCTTGATATGCGCCTCCGGCGCTTCTGATGTCATTGTTCGAGCCAACAAGTCTGTTGATATATTGCGTCCTGGCAGAAGCAGAACCGGCAAGCGTCAAGCTCATCTCAACAATTGAACTCACATCATTGGCGCACTCAGCAATCATGTAATCAGCGCCAGCGTGAAACGTTTCCGCCTCGGCGAACACAGAGTGCTGGCTGTTGTTCCACCAACTGCTGAAGTTTGTTCCAGTCATGCTCGACTGATCGCCAGCCCGCGTTGCGGCTGCGCTGCTGCTTACATCTGCAGCGCGGGTTGCTGTGGAGCCGTAGGTTGGGACAAGAGAAGTGGCGGTGGCTCCGGCTTCAAGCTGAACCCCCCAAATAGCGTAAGTGCTGTTGTCAGGGATGGAGAAGTCAATAAAACCGCCGCTTGGGAATGTCGCAGAAGAACTTGCATAAACGGTATAGGTAAATCTTTGCCAAGATGTAGTCAGTGCAGCCGTGCCATTCGCGGTCGCAGAGTCTCCTATATCCCACGCCAGAGAGCCTGTCCCTGATAACGTTTTTGCCCAAAATGAGAAAGTAAATGTTGCTGGATAAGTTATTGCGCCAGCATCAAATGCCGTCAAGCGCAATACTTGGTAAGTGCTGTTCTTGTTGATAGACCTAATTGTTGATCCATCTGGGGCTGTAGTTTCAGTGCTATAGGTATAGCCAACATTTGGCATTGACCAATTTGCCTGCATATCCGATCTAATTACCAAATTAGTGGCGGCGCTTTCCAATACCAGCCCCTGGCTGACCCACTTACCAGAAGCGCTGTCATACCCAAAGCCGTATCGGGCTTGATTGGGACCGGCGGTGCGCAAAACGCCAGTGCTGTCGAAATATGTGGCGGATGAGGCGCGGGAGGTGAAGGTTGGGACAGTCGGTATGTGGCTTGTGGCGAAGGAGCCAATCTCCATTTGCCCGCCCCATACAAACACAGAGTCGTTCAGTGTTAAGTTAAACCCTCCGCCAATGTCGGCAGAGCCCGCCCCAATCGTCCCAGCCGGAATTGACAACGAGTATCGCTGCCATTCTGTTGATACGGTTATATTTTGGCTAGTGGTTGTGACAGAGACACCACTTATGGACAAAGTGAGAGTAATTGAAGAGCCTGTCCCAGACCTAAGCCACAAAGAAAACGTCCAAGCGTTTGCATTTGGGACCCCAGAGCCAACCGTCCAGTTTTGTGCAAAGTGGTTGTAGTTGACGAACGCGGCGCCGTTATTGCGTCTTTCAACTTTAGCAGCCGACATCGTACCGTCCGGGGCAATGGCAGCATATTGGGTGACGATAATGTTTGCGCCATCAGCGTGCCACCCATTGCCCGTTCCAAGCCCAATGAATGAACTGGAACGGCGGAAATAATTCGTCCGCTGCTCCTCGATCAACAAGCCCTTGCATTCGCCAGTAACTGGGTCAAAGTCGATGCGCGGCTTGTCATTGCGCAGCGTTTGCAGCACACCATTGGAGTCGTACCGCGTTGCCGCAGATGCACGGTTGAACGTGATTCGGTTGTCGACGGACTCGCTGTTGGCGAAGTCCAGCAACAGCGATGGACGAATCTGAGGTCCCGCCTTGTTCAGACGGTTGAAGTTCTGATCAACCTCCGCATTGGTGAGGGGAGACCCCTTTGCGGTCGCCCCAGGTGCGGAGGTCGTGCGCGTGGTTAGCTGTGCCATTCAGGGGTCTCCCGTTTCATCAAACAGCCGACAGCGTGATCGTCCAGGTGACGGTCATCGTGTCGTCAGCGGCTTTGTTGACCACGGCGAACGTGGTGCGGCAGAGCATGTCGCCGCCAGATGCGGCGTTGAAGATGCCCGCCTCGACGATTGCGCCGGTCGCGTCACCAGCCTCGAAGGCGCAGACGTACTGAACCTTCTCGTTGTTGCTGCCGGTGATCGTGGTGTTGTCGATTGCCTCGCGCGATCCAAGGATCGACTGCAGGTCCGTTTGAGGAGCGGCAGCGGCGGTGTTGTTGGAGCCAAGTGCCATGTGAGACATGACAGCTTTGTTGGTGCCAACCATGCGGGAGGCGATGTATGCCAACCCAGCATTTACGACAAGGTTCTTGATCTCGCGCTGATCCTTGACGTTGCCATCCTTGTCTTTGAGGACGAGGCTGACTTCGCCGGAGAGTTTGAGGTTTTCATTCAGCATGGTGATTTTCCTTTTCAGAAAGTTCTGGACGCCCCGACGAAGTCGCCCCCGAAGTAAAAGCCATCAGAGCAATAACTCTGATTGGCAAGCGACCCCGTGTCGGAGATCGAGGTCGTATCCACTTTGACTAGCCCAGGAGACCTGAGCACTTGATCGGCTGCGCGTCCCGCATCGGTAAGCGCTTTGCCGGAAAACTTGGATGCCGCGTCCATTGCGCGGCTTGTTTCAGCCAACACCTTTCCAGGGGTCAGCACCTTGACGTCGGTGGCGCCAGCAGCGTCAGAAGACGCCTTGCCTGGGGACAACACACGCACGTCGGTGACGAAAGAAGACTCCGCCAGGGTTCTGCTCAAGGCTTTGGCAAGGAAGTCCGCCACACCATAGGTGTCAGACAGCCTCTTCCCTGGCTCAAGCTCTTGGTCGTCTAGGTTGGTTGTGAGCCCGTCAACGTCATCGGTCGCGCCCACGCCATCACCCAGGGAGCGCACGTAGTTGACCTGCCGGTAGAACAGGTCGCTTGCGCCAGTGATGTCGGACAGCCCCTTTCCAGGCGTCAAGAAGATCGCATCCCGCAGGACGACGATCTCATCGTTGACGTACTCCTGTGCGAAGAAGTCATAGGCGTAGGGCTCGGGCAGGAGCTTGCCCAGCGCATTGCTGATCGCATCCACCGCGCGAGATGCGTCCACCAAGGGCTTTGTCCCGCCTTTGTATAGGACATCAGCGAACGCCGCGCTGTCTGCCGACACCTTGCCGAGTGACAGAGACTTGAGGTCTGAGACGACCCAGGCGTCACTCAGTGGCTTGCCGCTTTCTTTGCTGATCAGGTCAGTGGCACTGCTCTGGTCTGCAAGCGCTTTGCCCTGCGCCCTGAACAAGGCGTCAGCAAACGCAGCGCTGTCAGACAGTACCTTGCCGGGTTTTAGGCTGGCGGCATCTGTTGCACCAGCTGTTTCCGACAACGGTTTGCCAACGTGGGCGGCGCGCGAGTCAGCAACAGCTGTTGTGTCGCTGTTGTTCTTACCAGTCTCTTTGTTTGCTTTGTCCGATGTCGAGGCGGCGTCAAAGTTTGTCTTGCCAGGACCCTTGCTGATCGCTTCGGCTGCGCCAGAGCTATCAGCCAGAGACTTCGCAGTGAACAGCTGCTTGACATCTGTTGCGCCAGACCCGTCCGCTAGGTTTTTCCCGGTCTCGATGGACTTGGCGTCTGACGCCCCGGAGCCGTCAGCGAACTTGCGGTCGAACTGGACAGTGCGATCAAAGATGTCAGTAGCAACGAAGCGGTCCGTCGTGAACTTGAAGAAGTCGACCTCTTGGTCATCCTCAATCGTCAACGCTCCGTCGACGTCGTCAGTGAACCCAACTGTGTCCTGGAGCGCCTTGCCAAAATCACGGCGAGCAACGTCTGAGAACTGAGCCGTGTCGGCGATGTTCTTGCCCACCTCGGCGATGTACTTCTCTGCTGCAGCCGACAGGTCTACCAGGACCTTGTTGGGTTCTTTGGAGATTTGCTCCGCTGCTCCGCTGCTGTCAAGCAGGGGCTTGTCGGTTGCCAGGACAGCCTTGTCAACAGCCTTGAAGGAATCGGCAAGGGGCTTGCCAAGGAAGTAGACATACAGGTCGCGGGCGCTGAAGCGTTCTTCGCCGCCCGAGCCGCCGTAGATGTAGTCCTCGGCAAAGTAGTCGAACGAGTACGGGGCGATCCCGCCAAAGACCTTCTCTAGGTCCTTGAAGTGCGCGTCAGTGATCTGAGAGGCGTCAGCCTTGTTCAGCCCATAGGCTGAGGCGTACTGGTCGACAACAGCTGTTGCGTGAGCCAGCAGCTTCTCAAAGTCGCGCCGTGTCACATCCGAGATCGGGACTGTGTCCTCGCGCTCCAGGATGAGCAAGAAGATGCCGATCTCATAGACGAGCTTGATGTACTCGACCTGAGTCTGAATCGAAATCGCGCTGGCGCTGGCTTCTGCTTTGATCGCTGGCGCGTTGACCGCGCTTGTGATGACGCGCCAGACCGCGTTCAGATTCACGCAATGTCCTCGCGCACCTTGAACTTCAGCAGTTCATAGGCGGTCTGCCGTGCCCCAGTGCTGCTCCACACAGCCTCAATCTCGCCCTCGTAGTCGCCAGCGGGGACGTTGAGGTCTCCTGGTTGCCACTGGAAGATTGCCTCGCCGTTTGTGGCGGTCTGCGGGTTCACAAACCCGTTACGTGAGAAGAGCGCGGTCGTGCCGCCAACGGCGCGGAAGTGAAGCGTCACCGATGCGCCAGTCAGATCAATCGGCTGACCAGAGTTCTCTTCAGTCAGGGTCACCTTGACCTGTGGGTAGGTGTCGCCTTGTACAAGCTTGATCTTTTCTGCCATCTCAGACTCCAGTCAGAGTCACGCGAACGTCGCCGCGTGTGTTGCCTCGGGCTGCGCGGTTGCGCGCCACATTGACCGCAGCGTTGAATAGCGACAGCGCAGAGGCAGCAGCGGGTCCGTTCGTCCAAGGCTTGTTTGCCATACCCAACAGCCGGTACTTCGCGCCGTGAGCGATCCCCTCGGCGTAGTCCTCAAACAGGATGTCGTCGAAAGCGGTCGCCTTCCTGGTGGGCTTGAGCGCCACGCGCAACGTCAGTGAGTTCGCAGCCGTCTCTTTGGGCACGGGGAACACAGTGATCGTGCGCTCGTCTTTCTGCAGGAACTGACGAGGGTCAGCTTTCTTGATGCTCGCGTTGGAGAACAGCGAGTTGTAGACCGCGGCTGCGTCTACGTTGTCAGGCGCAATCGGGTCAAGCTTCGTGTCCTTGTACCAAGCTCGCATGATCTTGGTGACCAGCTGACCAGTCGGCGGCTCAAGGTCGTAGTCCGTCTTATTCAGGATGACCGTGATCGGGTCGTGATCGCGCTGGATGATGAGCGACTTCTCGCAGAACTCGATGAGCGAAGCCCGCAGCGCGACGTCAGCCGTGATCTCCGGGCACCCAGGGATTTCAGGCAAGACGTAGGGATAGAAGTCGCTTAGCGTCGCCATCTTTATGCCGCGTCAAGTTGGGTCGCCTTGGATGGAACGCCATCCATGTTTGCGACATTGGGTGAAGTGGCGTAGCGACGACGATTGCCGATGCCCAGGCTGTTGGCGAACATCTGGTAATGAACGCCAGCGCGCTGCATGTTCCCGGCGTACTCGCTGTCCTTGCTGAATGCGCGGTACAGGATGTAGTCCAGCAGCACACCAGAGTAGATGTCCTCGTTTGACAGGACCGACGTAGACGACAGATCGCCGGACGTGATGTCGACCGGAGACTTCGAGTACACGATTTCAAGCTTGTGCCCAGCGGTGGCAGGCGGGTAGACGTAGAACGTCTTCGGGCTGCGCTCGTCGAACATGAAGTGCTTGAGGCTCGTCGATGACGTCTCGGTATGCCAGTCGGGCAGCTGAGCATCAAGGATTTCCCGCTCCACCACGCGGACCGCACGACCCACTGCGTTGGCAGCAGATATGTTGCGGACTGCATCGAGGAAGCGGTTGCCATCCGTAGGGATGGACTGCTGAGACCCAGCGACCAGCGTCAGGACGAAGGTCGATGAGTAAATATCGGGGCGATGGATCGCAAGCTCGCGGCGTCCATCATTCAAGTAGCGGAGCAGCTCGGCTTGCGCCCAACGGACGTTGGTTTGGTCCTGAAGGATGTCTCCAGCCCTGGTGAGGATTTCATTGGGTGTCTGTGCCATGTGGCTCTCCGGTCTTTGGGATGGCTGACCTTCTGCGACGAACAACCTTCGCGGGCTCAGGCTCAACCTTTGCGGGCTTGGGCTCTTCGTAAATCTCGTAATCGCCAGAGTCCATCAGGACCTTGGCATACGCATAAACATTGCCGTTTCGTTTGTGTCGTAGAAGCATTGGAAGAAAGGGCGGACCGAGTTGCCCCAGCCCGCCCTACTCATCAGGCGTAGAAGAAGCCTTCGACCAGAGCCTCGGGCTTGATCACCTTGTAGCCAAACACGTTCAAGCCACGGACGATGTTTCCGAACGTGGACTGCGAACGCAGCGTTTCGACTTTGGTGATCTGCGAAGCAAAGGTGATGGCGTCGCGAGTGCCTGCGTACACGTAGGTGCCCTTGACGGTGCCAGCGCCAGCGTCACCAGACATACGGGTCGCGCCAGTTGCGGTGGGCAACAGGTTCGACACGTAGAGGGTGAAGCGGTCGATGGTGCCGAGGCGACCATTGCGCAGCGGGGTCTGGTTGTCGCCAGTGATCGAGGCGTCCTTCAGATCGGACTGCTTGATCATGGCTGCCATCCACGCAGGGATGACCATCCAGCGACCCATTTCAGGCACGTTCTGCTCGTCCAGGACCTGACCCATTTCCACGATCTTGTTGATGACCGTGGTCTTGGACAGCTGAACGCCGGTCAGACCACCAGTGGCGTTGCCGTCGCCGAGGTTGATGTTGGCGGACAGAACACCGGCAGATGCGCCTTGGTTGGCAGCAGCTGCAGCGTTCTTCACGCCAGCCAACACATCGGTGTCCACGGAAATCTTCATCTGCTGAGCAGCGTCATTGGTGAAGATGTCCATGAGCTTGAGGTCAGCCTGCACCTCATCGACGTCGTCCACGACGACCTGGAAGTACTTGCCCTGATCGATGTTCAGTTCGATCACGCTGTTGGTCGGGACCTGAGAAGACAGGGTCTGACCTTTGCTGTACGAACTGATGGTGATCGAGGGGATCGTGCGAATCTCGACCTTGTCGCCTTGGTCTTTGATCTCGCCTTCCCAGTCGTTGTTGGTGATCTCGGAAAGAACGGTCGAGCTATAGAACTTGACCTGGAGCTTGCCGGACCAGATTTGCGGGATGAACTTCCCGGTGTAGCCGTCGGTGCCGGAACCGGCGCCGTAGTAGTTTCCAGAAACAGCGATGGACATTTGAAACTCCTTGGTTATATGTCCTCGCCGCCCCCTGTTTGTTAAGCGTTCGCGTCAGACGGGATTGTCTGCTTCAACGAAAGCGCCCTTCAGATTGAGCGGCGAATATGTCGGATTCAATCCGAGCCGCTTCTGCCTCAGCGATCTTTCCACGCCTGACGTCGTCGTAGAAACGAGCGACATCCTCCGTGGTCCAGACCCTTTTTGCCGGTGCTGCTGCAGGTTGCGCTGCCCTCGTCGAGGACGGCACTACCTGATCAGCGCGGCTTGGCGGTCGCGACTCAGTGCTTGGTTGTCTCGACTGCTCAAAGGAGTTGAAGAAGTTGGCGATGCGCCATGCATCGAGCTTTTCATAAGCGTCGTCAAAGAGTTCCTGCCTCGGGCGACCTGTATACGGGTCGAGCCCTGAGAGGTGGTTCAGGAAGTCCTGATCGGTATTCAGCTGTTCCCACT